ATGGGGAATGTTTTCATTATGAAAGAGAAGAAATTTCAAAATATAGAAAAAAAGGAAAGGGTTCAGATGAAAAAGAAGCTGTTCAGATGGGGGAGAACACTTGATTTTTGTCAAAGAAAACAAAGAGAGATTGATAAACTTCAAAAAATGGCAAAACAGTTTTTTATATTGGGAAAAAACGCACCATTTTTAGGAGAAGAAGTAGTCACTTTGGAAGAAGCAAAACAGATTTATGAAAGAGAAATCATAAAAATTGTGGAGTATATAGAGAAGGAGATGGAAGAATATTCAAAAATGGGGAGATATATAGAACAGTTGGAATATGAGGAACAAATATTTTTAAAATTGAGATATGAAAAAGAGTATCAGTATAACTATATATCATTACAGCTTCATAAAAGTAGAGCAAAATGCTTTAGGGACCATGATGTAATATTAGATAAGTTGATAGTGATATGCAAAGAACAAAAATTAGCCGCATAAATAAAATAAAAATGCTAGTGAAAATATAGAAAAAGTTGTAATAAAAAAATGAGACTTTTTGAGATTTTACAAAATATATTCTGTAGAGGAAAGGAGGAAAAGTATGAAAAAAGGCTTGAGTAAAAATGAAATTGTGTTTTGCCGCCTGAAGGCAGAAGGGAAAACAGACTTGCAGGCGGCAGAAGGAGCAGGCTATGTAGAAGAATATGGTAAAAACTTGTTAAAAAAGGAATATATACAAAAAGAAATAAAAAGATTGTTAGAAGAAAAAAGGAAAGAAGAAATTGCTAATGATACAGATATATTGCAGTTTTTAACAAGTGTGATGAAAGGAGATGCCTATAAAGAAAAAAGTGATGCTGCTATAAAAGATAGAATGAAAGCAGCGGAGTTGTTGGGGAAAAGACAAAATGTGTTTGAACAAATAGAGAATAAAAATGATGTAGTAATTATAGTAGATGATATAGTAAATAAAGGGAAGTGCTGAAGGAATGAAAGAAAATAAAATTCAGCTTTCAAAATTAATTGCGAAATCGTTTTATGAAGTACATAAAGATATTTGGTGTGAAAATAATACACATTATTGGTTAAAAGGAGGACGAGGCAGTACAAAATCATCATTTGTTTCATTAGAAATTGTGTTAGGTATCATGAAAGATAAACAAGCGAATGGTGTAGTACTTAGAAAAGTAGGGGTTCATATAAAAGATAGTGTGTTTGAGCAAATATGGTGGGCAATATCTGTTTTGGAAGTAGAACAACAATGGGAAGGGAAACAGTCATCACCGCTAGAAATAACATATATACCTACAGGACAAAAAATATTATTTAGGGGAGCAGATAATCCCAAAAAAATAAAATCCATAAAATGCCGAAAAGGATATGTAAAATATATATGGTATGAAGAAACAGATGAATTTTCAGGAATGGCAGAGATAAGAAATATAAATCAGTCATTGATGAGAGGCGGTAAAAAATTTGTAGTATTTTATACCTATAACCCTCCAAAAAGTAAAATGAATTGGGTAAATAAAGAAGTTGAAAGAAAAAGAGAAGATAAATATATACATCATAGCACTTATGAAGAAGTACCCCAACAGTGGCTGGGAGAGCAATTTTTTATAGAAGCGGAGCATTTAAAACAGGTACAACCCGAAGTGTATCAACATGAATATATGGGAGAAGTGGTAGATACAGAAGGGACAGTGTTTCAAAATATAGTATTGAGAGAAATTACACAAGAGGAGATAGCTGCATTTGATAATGTGTCTAGAGGATTGGATTGGGGATATGCAATAGACCCACTGCATTATACAGTAAATCACTATGATAAAACAAGGAAAAAACTTTATATATATTTTGAGATACAACAAAGGGGATTAAGTAATAGAAAAACATATGAAATGATAAAACAAGAAAATAAACAAAATGGGGTAATTGTAGCAGATAGTGCAGAACCAAAATCTATAGCAGAAATGCAGTCGTATGGTTTGAGAATGATAGGAGCAAAAAAGGGACCTGATAGCGTAAACTATGGTATAAAATGGCTGCAAAGTCTGGAACAGATAGTAATAGATGAAAAAAGATGTCCTAATACAGCAAGAGAATTTTTTGAATATGAATTAGAGAGGGATATTGATAATAAATGGCTGTCAAAATTTCCAGATAAAAATAACCATGCAATAGATGCAGTGCGATATGCAAGGGAATATGATATGCGAAATGTAAAAGTAACATAAAAGGAAGGAGGGAAAAAATGTATATCACAGAATTGGAATTGATGAAAGCGAAATTACAGTCAGAGAAAAAATGGAGCGAAAGTGAACTACTAAAAATGCTCATAGCAGAAGATGAAAATAGTAAAAAGAAAAAGGAAATGATAGAAGGAGAAAAATATTATTGCTGTGAGCATAATGTGTTACAAAAGAACTTTTCAGTAAGACATTTTTCAGAAACATATAAAAATACACAAGGAGAAGAACAAGAAAGAATAAAATTACTTTCTAATCCAAATAGAAGTAATCATCATGTAGTATGTCCTTTTCATCATATTTTGGTAGAACAGAAAGTTTCTTATTTGGTAGCAAAAGAGCCAAGCATATTAGTAAGGGGAAAAGAAATAACAGAATATGAAAGATATATGACAACAGTAGCAAATGAAGTATTTAATGGGGTGTTGTATGAGTGGCTTGTTGGGGCATCAAATAAAGGAATAGAGTATGTTCATGTTTATTATGATAAAGAGGGCGTATTGCAGTATTGTGTTGTACCAGCGGAAGAATTGATTGTATTTTATAATTCTGTAAATAAAAAAGAAATAGAGCAAGTAATAAGATATTATCAATTTGTAGTAGTAGAAAATGGTAAAGAAAAAATAGTAAAAAAGGTAGAATGGTGGACAAAACAAGATGTCACATATTATATAGAAAAAGGAGATGGAAGCTATAAAAAAGAAGAACAACAAAAAATAGGACATTGGACAGTAGTAAAAGGAAAACAAGAACAGACAGAGAAAGAGCAACATGGTTGGGGGAGAGTACCATTTATAGCACTTCGAAATAATAGTAAAGAAATGTCTGATTTAAAAATGATAAAAGGCTTGGTAGATGCTTATGATTTGATATGTAGTGAAGGAACAAATAGCTTGTTGGATTTGGTAGAACTGTATTGGGTAATAGCAGGATATGGAGGAGAAACAGCAAATGCCATAACAAAAAAATTGCAAGTCAATAGAGCAGTACAAATTTCAGATGCTTCTGGAAAAGTAGAAACGAAACAGGTACATTTGCCTATAGAGGGTAGAATAGAATGGCTGAAATTGTTGAGAAAAGATATATTTCATTTTGGTATGGGAGTAGATACAGATAGTGAAAGATTGGGGAATGCACCAAGTGGAGTATCATTAAAATTTCAGTATGCTATGTTTAATTTAAAAATCAATGGCATAATACCTGAAATTAAAAAAGCATTGAAAGAGTTTTTTTGGTTTTTAATAGAAGATAATAATAGAAAAAATGGTACAGAATATGATGTAAATCAATTAGATTTTAGATTAAATCTAAATAGCATAACAGATGATATAGAAACAGTAAATATGATAACAGCATCAAAAGGTATTGTAAGCGAAAAAACACTTTTGGCACAGCACCCATTTGTACAAGATGTAAATAGTGAAATGGAAGCAATAAAACAAGAAAAAGAAAGGAATGAGAAATATCATGCAGATGGAGAAAATAGACAAACAAGAGCAATACAAAACAAAAGAACAAGAATACCAGCAGAAAATAGCACAGTTGAAAAAAGAAAAGGAAGAATTGAAACAGCAATACAATGAAAAATTAAAACAGTATGTAGTACAGTCTGCATTAAAACAAGCAGGAGGAAGAAATACAAAAGCATTATTAGCATTGGTGGAATTGCAAGATATTGTTTTAAATGAAGATGGAACAGTAGAAGGATTGGATATAAAAAAATTAAAAAGAGAAGTCCCTTATTTATTTGAGGAAGAAAACAAAAAAATAGAGGGAACGGGATATTATAGTACAAATAAAAAAGTAGATAAAAAAAGTGAAGCAGCAAAACAGTTTCAAACAGCATTGATGAGAAGATAAAAGGAGGAAAAATAGTATGAGTATCAATACAATAGAATATGCAAAAATATTTATGGAAGCGTTAGATGAACAGCTAATAGCAGGAGCAACAAGTGGCTGGATGGAAGAAAATAGTGGACAGATACAGTATACTGGAGGAAATGAGGTAAAAATACCAAAAATAGAATTGAATGGTCTGGGTACATATGATAGAGATAATGGATTTGTGCAAGGTGCAGTAACATTGACATATGAAACAAAACAAATGACACAAGATAGAGGAAGAACATTTCAACTTGATGCGATAGATGTAGATGAAACAAATTTTGCATTGGTAGCAGGGAATGTAATGGGAGAATTTCAGAGAACAAAAGTAATACCAGAAATTGACGCATATCGCTATAGTAAAATAGCAGAATTGGCAACAGAAAGTAAAAAAGTGTCTTATTATCATGCTGAGAAAGATAGTATTGTACAAAAACTTTTAGAAGAAATCACAATAATAAAAGATATTGTAGGAGATGAAAATGAAGTAATTGTAACAATGTCAACAAAAATAGCCAATTTGTTAGATATAGCAAGTAACCATATGTTGGAAAGTGGTGTTTTTGAACAGGGAAAAGTGGAATTGAAAGTTAAAAATATAGATGGAAGTCCTATTATAAGAGTGCCTTCTGCAAGATTAAAAACAAGCTATCAATTTTTTGATGGAGTAACAACAGGAGAAACAGAAGGTGGATTTGAAGCAAAAACAGATGCAAAAGATATAAATTGGATTATAGCAGTACGTCATGCGTTAATAGGAGTGTCTAAAACAGATGTAACAAGAATATTCGACCCATTAACAAATCAAAAAGCAAATGCTTGGAAAATTGACTATAGAAAATACCATGATTTGTGGATACCAGATAATGCAATAGAAGGAATATGGGTAAATATTGATGGACAAGCAACAGCATGAGCAGGTGATAAATAAAATGAAACAAAATGATGAAAAAGAGCAATATTTTGTGACAGTAGAAGAAGTATATCAAAAAATAAAAGAGCTTAGAAAAAGTAAAGAAGAAATAAAAGAAAATGAAATAGAACAACAAACAGAGCAAGAAATAGAACAAATAGATGATATATTGCTTTTTGCAAGTGAAAGAAGTATTGAAATGGTAAAGGGCTATTGTAATATAGAAAAAGTACCAAAAGAATTAAAGAATGTTTGTGTAGAAATAACAATGTTGCTTTATGATAATGAGAATTATAGAGAAGAAGAAAAAAATGCTCGCTTGAAAAGTATAACAGAAGGTAATGTTTCGGTAAGCTACCAAAGTGAAAAAAGTAGTTGGAGAGAGCAAAAAAATGTTTTGTTGAGAACATTTTCAGAGGAATTAGATAAATTTAGAAATATGAAATGGTAGTAGTGAAATAGTAAGGGGAGGGAAAAGAGGTGAAAATATTATAAAAAGAACAAAAAGAGAAGTAGAGAAATTTTTTAATGAAAAATGTACTGTAACAGTATGGGAAAAACAAAAACAAAATTGGGGAGAAATATTGTTTGTAGAAAAAGAAGAAAAAAAACAAATAAAATGTAGATTGTGTAGAAGCCCTAAAATAGTAGTAAAAAATGGTGTTTTACCTGCAAAAATACTATATGATGCAGTATTGTTGTTTTGTAAAGAAGATGTGATAAAGGCAGGAAGTAATATAGAAATAGAGAAGGAGGGAGGGGAAAATATTGTATTTAAAAGTGTAGGAGAAATGGTAAGTTATAGTACACACAATGAAATTGCATTAAAAAGAGAAGATATAGCATAAAAAAGGGGGGAAAGTGAGTGGAGAAAGGGATATTACAAATTATAAAAGAAATTGTAATAAAAACAATAGCAGAACAATTTGAACAAAGTGAAGTATATGGGGAAGAAGTACCTCAAAATGGAAGTAAAAATTGTTTTGGAGTAAGTGTAAAAAGTGTAGAACAGAAACCACTTTTAAAGGGTAGACGAGAACAATGGATAACAATGAATGTAGAGTATAGAAATGATGTAGAAAAAAGAGAAAAAGCAGAAAGTATAGAAAAAGTAGAAATACTTTATGATGTGTTGTCATTGATAGGGGAAGGGAAAAATAAATTTTTTGCAGTAAAAATGCAGCATAATATGACAGAAAAAGGATTTCAATTTGAAGTAACTTACTATGTGCAAATTATGCCTGTTGTAACACAAAGAAAAATGGAAAGATTAGAATATAATGGAAGTCAAGTAGTAGGATATTAAAAAATAAGGAGGAAAAGGAGTGCAAGAAGAAAGAAATGTGTATGAAAAAGAACAGTTTTTGAAAAGTAAAAATAAAAAGTGGAATAAAGATGTTGTACAAGCAGTATTAAAAGAAGGGAAACAGTATAGTAAAAAAGAAGCCGAGAGATTAGTCAAAATGTATTTAGAGGGAAAAAGAGAAAGGAGAAGATGAAAGCGTATGGCATTAGGAGGAGGTACTTATTTAGTACAAAATAAAATATTACCTGGAGCATATATCAATTTTGTATCACAACCGAGAGCGATGGGAACATTGGGGGAAAGAGGTACTGTGTGCATGGCACTAGAATTAGATTGGGGAAAAAGTGGCATGATGACAGTAGAGGCAGAAGAATTTCAAACAGAAGCACAAGATATATTTGGGTATGATTATACCCATGAAAAAATGCAACCACTGAGAGAATTGTTTTTGTATGCAAAAAAGGCATTGATTTATCGTTGTAATAGTGGAGAAAAGGCAAGTGTAAAAGTAGGAGAATGTACTGTACAGGCAAAATGTGGCGGAACAAGAGGAAATGATATAAAAATTGTAATTGCAAAAAATGTAGATGATGAAACAGCATTTGATGTAAGGACATATTTAGATTTGGTATTGCAAGATACACAAACAGTAAAAACAATAGAAGAATTGAATGAAAATACTTATGTAGTATTTCAGGGAACAGGGGCATTGCAGGCAAATGCAGGAGTCAATTTAACAGGTGGAACAAATAAAGAAGTAACAGGAAATGATTATGCTGATTTTTTGGAAGAAGCAGAAAAAGAGAATTTCAATGTGTTGGCTTATGCAGGAGAAGATGAAGTAACAAAAGGATTGTTTACAGCTTTTACAAAAAGATTAAGAAATGAAGAAGGCGTAAAATTTGTAACAGTGTTGTTTCAGTATACAAAAGCAGATTTTGAAGGCGTTATTTCTGTAACAAATGAAACAGAAGAACAGAAAACAGGTCTGGTGTATTGGACAGCAGGAGCAGAAGCAGGGGCAGAAGTAAATGAAAGTATAACAAATAAAAAATATAATGGGGAATATAGCGTTAAAGCAAAATATAAAAAATCAAAATTTATAGAAGGATTGCAAAATGGGGAATTTTTGTATTATGAAGATGGCGATGATATTAGAGTACTGAGAGATATTAATACATTTACGTCATTTGAAAGTAATAAAAATAGTGATTTTTCAAGTAATAGAGTAATACGAGTGTTAGATGCTATAGCGAATGATGTAGCAAGAATATTTAGTCAGTATTATTTGGGAAAACAAAGTAATAATGATAATGGAAGAAATCTGTTAAAAGCGGAATTGATACAGTATCATGAACAATTAGAAGGAATAGAAGCAATAGAGGGTTTTGAACCAGAAGATATTACAATTATGCAGGGAATAGAAAAACAAGATGTTGTAGTGTATGAGAAAGTAAAACCAATAGATGCTATGGAAAAATTGTATATGAAAGTAGAAGTTATTTAATTAGGTGAGGGGGTAATAAAATGGCGTATTTGAGAGCAAAAGATACAATAAATGGAGCATTGGGTACTTGCTTTGCGTTAATCAATGGAAATCGATATGAAATTATGCAGGCGAAAAATGTAGAGGCAAAAGTAGAGAAAACAAAATCAGAAATACCAATATTGGGGCTGACATCAAAACAGCATAAAGCTGGAGGCTGGAAAGGTACTGGAACAATGGAGGTGTATTATGTTTCAAGTTTGTTTAGAAAGGTAATGTTAGAGTATATGAAAAATGGGGTGGATACTTATTTTGAATTGCTTGTAACAAATGAAGACCCTACAAGTGAAACAGGGAAACAAACAGTACTTTTAAAAGGAGTTAATATTGATAGTATGTTTATTACAAAATTAGATGTAGATAAAGAAGCATTAGATGAAGTATTGACATTTACATTTAATGATGCAGATTTGCTAGAAGCGTTTGAAGAATTGTAAAAAAAAGAAAATAAAACAGTCCTCCATCTTATTAGATGGGGGACGTATATTATATAAATAAAAAGGAGTGTAAGGGAATGCAGGCATATTATAAACAAAATAGAAAAGAAATAAAAAATAAAAAAATAGTAATTTCTGAGAGATTGGTAGATAAACAAGGAAATGTAGTTGTGTGGGAAATAAGACCATTAAGCCAAAAAGAAAATGAAAATATATTAAAAAAATGTAGAGCAATGAAAGAAGAAGGAAAACAAAATTTGTATGAGGTAATGGTATTGGTAGAAAGTGTTGTGTTTCCAGATTTAAGTAATGTAGAACTGCAAAATAAATACCATGTGATAGGAAAAGAAGCATTACTTTTAGAAATGTTGACAGCAGGAGAATATGAAAAGCTGAAAAATGTGGTGGAAGAAGTGCAGTAAAAGGGGAGGAAAAAATATGTATCGATTTTATATGAAACAAAATGGAGAACAAATATTGCTGCCAGTAGCACCATCAGAATTGATAACAAATGTAGAAGGAGAAAGTGAGAGAGTAGAGTTAGTAGATATAGGAGAGGGAAGTATATTAAAAGATATAGGATTGAGAAGAATTTCTTTTACAGTGTTGCTGCCAGCAGTACAGTATAGTTTTGTACAAACAGAAGGTGTATTTCAGCCACCTATATTTTTTTTAAATCAGTTTAGACAGTATAAAATGAGTAAAAAACCAGTAAGTTTGATTGTGTTTCGAAAGTTAGCAGATGGTACAGAATTGTTTAGTGGAAATATAGATGTTTCTTTTGAAAGATATACAGTACTGGAAAGGGGAGGAGAACAAGGTGATTTTTGGGTAGAAATCAATTTGAAAGAATATAGGAAAATCACATCTGCAACATATAAAATAGAGCAAAAAGAGGGACAAACAGTATTAGAAGAATATGGAGTAAAAAGAGAAGGAAAAGAAATTCCAAATACTTATACAGTAAAAAAGGGAGATAGTTTGTGGAAAATTGCACAAACAATGCTAAATGATGGTAGTCGCTATAAAGAAATTGCAGAAAAAAATAATATTGTAAATCCCAATAAAATACAGATAGGACAAATACTGCGTTTGGGGTGATAAAAATGAAAATTAAAATGCTTGTAAAAAATAATAATAAAATGTATGATGCAACAAATTTGTTAGAAGGAGAGGTTGTTGTAGAGAAAAGTATTATAGGGACTTGTGGAAAAATGACTTGTTCTATTATAAGAGATGGCGTAACACAGTTTGTAGAAGGAAATCAAATACAATTTTATGCAGAAGATAAATTATTTTTTTCAGGGTGGATAATGAAAAAAAGTAGAACTTCTAAACAAATTATAGAAGTAACGGCATATGACCAGTTTTTTTATTTGGTACAAAATAAAGATACCTATGTGTATTATAACAAAAAAGCATCAGAACTCATACAAATGATAGCGAATGATTATGGCTTAGAAATGGGAGAAATTTGTAATACAATGTGGCAAATTCCGCAAAGAATAGAAGAAGGTCAAACACTTTGGGATATGATTAATACAGCACTAAATTTAACAAAAAAGGAGATAGGGAAAGAATATTTTTTTTATGATGAAGGGGGAAAATTAACACTAACAGAAAAAAGTGATATGGTAACAAATGAAGTGTTGCAGTGTGATGGAAGTATAGAAGATTATATTTATATAACAGATATATCAGAAGATACTTATAATGGTGTACAGCTGTTTCAGGCGGGAAGATTGGAAACAGAAAAATTGTCTTATAGAGAAGAAAAAGAAGAAGAAATTAAAAAATGGGGCAGAATATTGTACTATCAAAGAGTAGACCATAGATTAACACAGTATGATTTAAGAGCAATAGGAAATACAATTTTGTCACAAAAATGCCGTGTAAAAAAGACATTGCTATTAAAACAATTTTCAGAAAAATTAATATTAATACCAGGCCAGTCTATTTATATAGAATTACCAGAATTGGCTGAAATTAGTTTAAAAGGTATGTTTGTAATAGAAAAAGGAATTTATCATTTTTTTAATGGAGGATATAAAGCAGATTTGAATATAAGAATGGAGGAGTAATTATGATAGAAGAAAAATATTTGCTAGAAGAAAAAGAAATTGAAGTATCTAAAAGATTTATAGGAGAAAATGGAAAACCTCTGAAATGGAGAATAAAAGCATTAAAAGAAAAAGAACATCAAAAAATAAAACAAACAAAAACAACAGAAGCAATAGAGCAATATTGGGGAAAATTGTGTGCTAGTTGTGTTGTAATACCAAATTTGAATGATAGAGAACTTTTAAAAAGTTATGGCTGTGATAAAGCAGATGAAGTATTGAAAGAAATGCTTACAATGGGAGAATATATGATACTTTTGAAAGCAGTAAGAGAACAAAATTGCTTTGAACAAAGAGAACAAAAAATAAAAAATGATATAAAAAAGCAATAAAGGAGGGTAGAGCAGAAACAGATTATGCTGCTTATGCTCTCCGACATTATCATATATTGCCAAGTCAATATTTTCGTATGGATTTCGAACAGAAAATGTTTATAAAAAGTGTAATAGATTTGGAACTGGAGGAGAGGTGATGATAATGTTTTCTTTTTATAAAAAACAGTTTTTAAAAAATGAAAAAGGAAATGATTTTTTTTGGCGTTGGTATGAACAGGAAGAAATGCAAAAGAAAAGTATATTGTGGCGACAACAATATCTGTATGAAAATAAACAACAGTCGCTGTATAAAATGGTTGGAGAGAAAGAAAATAGTATAAAAAATAATAAAGAGAAAAAAAGTGTTGAAAAAGAAATAAAAAAGAAACAAAAACAGGAAAATAGTATATTTAAAAAACAAGAAATATTTGAAAAACAAAAAACAAAAAGTATGTTTGATGAAATACAGTATCAAAAAGAATATGAAGAATATAAACAAACAGAAGAACAAAAAAGACAACAACAACAGAAAAAAAGTGATATAGAAAAACAATACCAAATTGAAAAAGAAAAACAAATAAAATATCAGATACAAAATAAATATGAAATAGAAAAACAGTACCAAATAGAACAACAAAAACAATATCAAAAACAAAAACAGCAACGATACCAACAACAAAAACAAAATATACAACAAAAACAGCAAGAATATGAACAACAAATTCAAAAACAACAACAAAAAAGAAAACAAACACAACAGCAAAATGAAAATAAAAGAGAACAAAAAAGACAAGAATTACAACAATATAAAATAGATAAAAAAAATCAAAAACAAAGTGAAAGTGTATGGGAAATAGAAAAACAAAATAGAGAATATAACAAAGAGATAGAAAAACAGAAATACTTTGATATAAAAGAAATATTTGATAAAAAAGGAAGCGAAAATAAAAAAGAGAAACAGAATAAAGTAGTGTTAAAAGAAATAAAAAAAGGTGATATTTGGGGATATGGAAATAGCATTTTAAAAAAAGAAAAAAAAGAAAGTGTTTTTAATTTAGGAAAACAAATATTACAACAAAAAGAATATAGTGTAAAAAATAATATAGAAAAAATAAAACAAAAGAATTTAGAACAAAAACAAAATAAAAAACAATGGCAAAAAGAAGTGTGGCCTGGTTCAGAACAAAAAAGAGATATAAAAAGTGTGTGGGAAAAAGAAAATAAAAATATAGAACAAATAGAACAATATAATAAAAAAATAAATACAGAAATAATACAAAATGTTGTAAAAAATAGTTTAAAACAAAAAGAAGAGCAAAAACAGCAAAAACAACAAGTGCAGCAAAAGCAACAAAATGTTGATATAAATACATTGTTTTTACATATGACAGAAAAGCTGTTAGAACAAAGAGAGAGAAGTTTGAGAGCAAGTCAAATGAAAATATGAAATGGGGAAAAAAGTATGTTAGAAGCAGTAAAATTGTTGGCATATGATGTATTGCAGCAAGAAAATATAGCAGATATTTGTTATGGTACTGTAACAGCAACAGAACCACTAAAAATAATATTGGAGCAAAAATTAGAATTAACAGAAAATTTTTTGATATTGTCACAAAATGTAATGAAACATTATGAAAGCTTTTATATGAGGAAAAAAGATAGTAATGAACAGTGGGAACACTATGAAATCATAATTGAAAAGGAACTAAAAAAGGGAGAAAGAGTCATATTGATGAAAATGACAGGAGGACAAAGATATGTCGTATTGGATAGAGTAGGAGAGGAGATGACAGAAAATGAAACTGACACCACAGTCTGAAATAGAAGTAAATAGTAATGTGGTTATACAAAAAATACCTACATTAACTTATAGAGTGCAAAAAGAAAAAGAAATTGTTTCTGGTACAGTAGATGAATTGGAAGCAATGAAACAGGCAGTGTTTAAAATATTGTTTACAGAAAGATACCAGTATGAAATTTATAATTGGGAGTATGGTATGGAATTGAAAGATTTGTTTGGTAGAGCAAAAAGTTATGTGATACCAGAAATGAAAAAGAGAATTGAGGAGGCATTGCTGGCGGATGATAGAATAAAAGCAGTAACAGATTTTCAATTTGGAGGGAAAAAAGGAGAATTGGAAGTAAAATTTAAAGTACATACTATATTTGGAACACTAGAAATAGAAAGGACGGTTGATATTTAATGTATGAGAGTTATGAGGAATTGATGGAGAGAAAGCTAGAACAAGTAAATCAAAAAAGAGATAGAAGACAGGGAAGTATTATATTTGATGCGATTGCACCAAATGCAGCAGAAACAGCTATATTTTATGCAGATTTAAAAATGCTGGAAAATCGTACTTATGGAGATAGTGCAACAGAACAAGATTTAACAAGAAGATGTATGGAAAGAGGAGTTTTTAGAAAAGAAGGTACAAAAGCCACTTTTTTAGGAAAATTTATAGATAGAAATGAAAGAGCTTGTAATGTACCTATTGGTATGAGATTTAATTTGGAAGAATTAAATTATATTGTAATAGAAAAGACAGCAGTAGAAGGAGAGTATATATTAGAGTGCGAAACAGTAGGAGAAACAGGTAATCAGTATTTAGGGGATTTAATACCCATTACATATTTAGAGGGACTGGCAAAAGGAGAATTGATAGAACTGCTTACAGAAGGAGAAGATGAAGAAACAGATGAAAGTCTGAGAAAAAGATACTATAGTAGTTTTAATACAGATACATTTGGGGGAAATATAGAAGACTATAAAGTAAAAGTAATGGCATTAAAAGGAGTAGGAGGAGTAAAAGTAACACCAGTTTGGAATGGAGGAGGAACAGTAAAACTGACAATAGTAGACGGAAATTTCAATGCACCAATAGAAGGAGAAATTGCAAAAATACAACAAGTAATAGACCCTCAAAAAAGGGGATTGGGCTATGGTATTGCACCAATAGGACATAAAGTAACAGTAGAACCAGCAAAAGAAGTACAATGCTATATAGAAATGACATTGTTATTAAAAGATGGAACAAATAAAACAAAAGTAACAGAAGAAATTACAAATTCTATAGAAGATTATTTTTCAAATTTGAGAAAACAATGGGCAGATATGGAATATTTAACAGTACGTATTAGTTATTTGGAAGCGAGGGCATTGGACGCAGAAGGAGTTATTGATGTGCAATATACTAAAATAAATGACCGTGCACAAAATTATATATTAGAATATAATGAAATTCCGTTTTTGGGAAGTGTGGTGACAGAATGAAACAAATTTATGAAAAATATTTGCCACCATTTGTAAAAGACACAAGAGAATTTCAAATGCTTTCAGAAATAGAAGGAAATATATTGACAGAAGAAAAACAGGCAAAACAATATTTAGAAGATGACCAATGGATTGTAACAGCAACAGAAAGAGGATTAAAAAGAAGAGCAAAATTATTAAATATTGTAAGAGAGCAAAATGAAAGTTTAGAAGATTTTAGACAAAGAATACTTTTTTTGTGGAACCATCATAAACCTTATACTTATTTTCATTTGTTAGATTGGTTGGAAGGAATATGTAATAAAGATAATGTAACAAATGTAGTAGTAGATATGCAGCATGATTTGTATTATTTACATATAGAAATTAGATTGATTAAAAAACAATTGCAAGAGGAAATAAAAAAGACAGTAAGAAAAATGATACCTGCCAATATCGTGTTGGAGGTAACATTGCGATATAATTTGTATGGAGAAATAAAACCGTATACTTATGGAGATTTAAAACGAAAACAGTTCCGATATATTGATATAAGAGAAGAAGATATTAGATATTGGGAAATGTAAATAATAAAATATGTTTCAAAATTTAATGTGTCAGCGTGTCGATAAAATCGACACGTTTTTTTATGAAAAAAATAGATTTTTTTGTATATTTACCAATTTTATATCAGTAATAAAATGAAAAATAGGGGAAAAATGATAAATGAAGTTTATTGTATATTGTGAAATAGAATAAAAAAAGGGAGGGTATTTGATAGACTAATTGTGGAGGTGAAGAAGATGTCAAAAAAATTATTTGGATACATTCGTGTTTCCACAAAAGAACAAAATGAAATAAGACAAGTAAAGGCATTAAAAGAACAGGGAGTGAAAAGGAGTAATACATTTATAGACTGGCAGTCAGGAAAAGATTTTAATAGACCAGCTTATCATAGAATGGTCGAAAAGGTAAAGGAAGGAGATTTAATTGTAATTAAAAGTATTGACAGGCTAGGAAGGAATTATGAAGAAATCATTATGCAGTGGAAGTATTTAACAAAAGAAAAAAAGTAG